ATAAGAAAGATTAGATCTCACAAGCTCCTGCTGTACAAGCCAGTGTCTGCGCTCCTTCCACGTTGTCATCAATCTCTATGAGGCTGTTCCACTCAATGCTCTTTGGCATCTTATGAAGGAGTTCTTTATACTCCTCTTCAGTGCATTCCTCATAGGGTGCTTGTTTGTATGTCCCACCATCATACGGCAAGAAGCTAACACCACTGACATCATCGAAGTTCTTCCAGATCCATGAACCCACTTCAGGCCACTCATGTTCCTCAACAGAGATGGTGACTGACGGCTTATGCTCACACCAATGCTTCTGATACATCAACCACAACTCTAAGTGTTCAATAGCTGTGATGTCCTCACGCAGTAGCGCACTGTCTGGTGACTTCTTAGGAAAACTAAACACAGTAGTAGACTCTGGTCGTAGCACACAGTCCTCAGACGGTATGCCTTGATCAGTCATGAACGTGGATAGAGGATCTTTCTTATCGCCTCGTACCCTGCGGACATAATACTTACTGTGTCTCGTATGAATCCCAGAGGCAGAGTCAACAAGCTGACTAACAGTGCCAGAAGGCTTAATACAAGTGATGGCAGCAGATACAGGGATATCAAGCTCAGTGGATAGCTGTAAGTTTGTAGCAACCGAAACATCTCTGAGTCTTTCAAGCATTGCCTTAGTCTTGTCACTGGTTTCTCCCATAAGTTTGTTGTCCAGGATACCAGTCAGTGATACACCGAGTAGTCTCTCAGCCTCAGTATTCTTCTGCCATACCTTACGTAGATAAGGGAAGTGAGTCATCGTAGACTGATACGTTCCTAAGATAGTAGCTAGTCTGACCTTGCGTTCTAAGTCTTGCTTGGTATCTGTAGATCTAACTACTACCTCAGACAGGTTACAGAACTGGTAAGGTCTAAGGATAATCTCTGAACAAGGGTTAGTACCGTACTCAAAGTCTGTATCCCTACGTCCGTTCTTCTTAGCAGTAGCAACAGCAGCCTCACGATTAAAGATACCACGCTCACCACTGTGACTGTGATACAAGCTAGTCCACTCGTTTAGGAACTGTCCTACGTCAGGCTTAGTAGCATACACAGCAGAGTTGTTAGCCAACGCACGTTGAGGGTTAGCTTCCCACCACTGACCTACCTTAGCGTGACGCATCTTGTCATCCTCTAAGTCAGACAGTGAGATCATAGCTGAACGTCTAACACCACCCACTACTACAACCTCAGCCACCTTGCACATGATGTCGTGGCACTCTAGTGTGTTTAGCTTACGTCCTGCTGCACCTTTAAACCTAGTGATAACAAACTTAAACAACTCATGTAAAGGTTCTGGTCCACTAGCCCTACCACCAAACGTCTTGAGTCTAGCACCTGCTGGTCTGACCTTGCTTGTGTCCCACTGAGGTATCTCACCAGAGTACAGCAAAGCAATGACCTGACGCAATGACTTAGCCCAACCTTCCTTGCTATCAGGTACAACAATAGTTGTGTCAGAATCAAACAGCTTGTCAGGTATCTCAGGTAACTTGTCAACGTACTTATGTTCAACACTAAACCCTACACCAGTACCACATAGTAAAATGTACATAGCCTCATCGAACGCCTTAGGATCATCAACAGGCATGTAGCTACAGTTGTATCCTGCTGTGTTGTCCCTGTCGAGTGCTTTGCCAGCAGCCATGATAGCTCTCATAGAAGGTACAACCTCTAGGTTCTTGATAGCCTCACGCATCTCTGAGTCTGTCTCCATTGGCATGACATGGTTATGCTTAGTCTCCAGATGGTTCTTCATAAAGTCCATGTACCTATCGACTGTCTCAAACCAATCTTCCCTACGTCCTTCTGCTTCTACGAATCTGCAATACCTACTCTTAGCAATGTACTCCTGGTAAAAATCCATCATGTTATTTCCTTCATTAGTTTATCGTAGTTATGTTCAATTAAATCTTCAAACCTGTCTAATATATCTTCAGTCGTAAGATTCAATAATTCTATTATATCCACTTCATCAAATAGATACAACTTTTCTTTTAGCTCATTAATCGTTAAGTTCATGTTTATCTTTCTCCATGTCTTCTATCTCCATCAGCACAAGAGTACAATACCCAGAGATGTCCCTCCATGAGTCATCATAGAGAGGATCGCCATTGAGAATCCTAGCTAACTTGTTTGCTATTAGCTCAAGAGACTCTAGCATATAAGCTGGCATTAGCGGATAGTTACGAGAGTTTTTAATTACTTTCTTTATGTCTTGACTTATCTGACTTACGTCCCTATATTTTCCGTAAGTACCAGCTCTGGTTTGCAGTACATTTTTAATTTCCATATTGGTTCCTTAAATAAGTTATAGACACAGGCATCTCGTCAAAGCTACCGTTGTTTACTTCATTAAGCATCCAGACACCAGACCAGCTACCGTTAGTCTGAGGAGTTAGATAGTCCTCATCATGTTGATAAAAAATACCAGAAAAGATACCAGTGATCCTAGAGCCATCTGCTTTCTTACTGAATGCTATAGCTCTATCTTGGACATGACCCATAATACAACTCATGTGCTTCTTTTGCAGAAGCAGGTTAGGATTACTGACTGGTCTACCCATTACACCAGAAGTAAAGTAATGACTATAAGCTATGCCGTTGATGACTGCTACATCTAAAAAAGGACGGACTTCCCAGTTGTACTTTTTTAAATTAAAATCACCATAACCTATAAGTCCCTCTAGTTTTCTGTCAGACTCAATAGCTCTGTCTATACGGTACTCATGGTTGCCAATTAGAAATACTTTCTTAGGCTTCCACACTTTTCTTTTACCTGCTCTAGCTTTCTTCTGATCTTCTATGATAGGTCTCATGAAAGTATCCATAGCTTTATTACCAGCTTGAATATCATCATTATATGTCCTACCCTCAAAAGACTTCTTGCCAATATCGTACACAGACAAACTAGGCATATCCCAGTGATCCCCTAAATGGACAATCACATCTGGCTTAGTTTTAACTGCATACTTACCTGCCCATTCTAAATGCTCAAACGAATTTCCAGGTTTGCATTGTGTATCAGGAATTATCAAATGTCTCATTGGTTCCCTTCATTAAATTAACATAGTACTCTGCATCAATAACAGCAAGAGGTTTAGAATGATTCTGTTTTATGATGACCACTGGTTGCCTACCTTCAGGACAGTTATCAGCAGCTTGAGAATAGAAAGCATAAACAGCCATTGACTCTCTTGACTTACACTCAACAGATATTCCTAATTTATCTCCTACTTCTTGAGAGAATTGTATGTCCTCTCCACCTGCTCCCATACTTGTAGATCTTACATCGGACCTGGAAAACGAGAATTGCTCAATGAGCCGATCTCTAAACCATTGCTGGAGCTTTCTACCTTTTGCTTTTGCGCTTTGGGTTTTAATGGCTTTCTCCTTAAATCTAAAAATTTATCTAGTCTTACTTTCTTAATACTTTTAATCCACTGTTTAGGTATGTGTATCCTAGAGTTAGACTGATCGTAAGAGATTGCAGCAGCAAGACAAATAGCATCCTTTGTCTCGTCAACAATAAACCCAATACTTAGAACAGGATGGACATCAGCTTTAGAGTTATCCTCCCATCCTGCATCAGCAACAGCATCAACCCATTGGACATAACCTATCGTGAAGTGTTTGGCGGTTTCCATAATTGCTTCTCTTTTCTTCTTATCCATAAGAGCCTTCCACGTTCAGTTAGTTTATCAATGTCATGATCGTACTTCTCACTCACAGCTTTGAAAAGACTTTTCTCAGTTGTGCAGTTCTCCAGAATCTTATTAGCTTTGACTGGACCAATACCTTTAATCCCAGGTATGTTGTCAACTCGATCACCAGTAAGAATCTGAATGTAGAAATTCTTTATAGCCTCCTTCTCAGTAACGTAATACAAATCTTCTTTAACGAAGTTATAATGCCAACCTCTAATCATATCTAAGTCTTTATCTATGGTCATGATACAACTGGAATCCTCTGGTAGATCATACGCTTTGATTCCCATTGCATCGTCAGCCTCCTGACCATCTATAACTGTAAAGCCCCATTTTGAAACAAGGTACTCACGCAGAGAATCGTAGTGAACTGGTTTTCTAGCATCCTTACGATTCCCTTTGTAAGTCTGTTCAGTAGCAATTTCTGATCTATAGTTATTCTTCCCTGTTAGATATCCTTCATAAGTTTCTATACCTTCTAACCTAATCAATCTATCTACAAAATTACCCATACGAGAAATAGCAAACTTTTCCTCATCTGGTTCGTTAGTAGAGAAGCCTACCCTATAGACCAGAATATCTCCGTCAATGAGTGCAGTTGCATTGTTCATTGACTTAGACAATTTAGAGTGGATCGTCCATACTTACTTCACCACCCTCTTGATACTCCTTTAGATCAGTAATAACCAACTTACCAACCCCAGTTCCTACACCAGTGCTTCCTTCCCATTTCCATTCATAGGGTTTTATGGTAGCAATAGCTTTAGAGCCGTTCTCTATTTTACAGTTGACTGGAGTTCCATCCTCAAGCTCTGCTTTGATTGGAAATTTCTTTGACTTGACTGTAACATAGCAACCCTTGTCAGGCTTATCGTCTCTAACTGTTACCCCCATACCCTTCAAAGTGCTCACAGCTTTGGTAGATAGTTTACATAAGTCTACCTGATACTTGTGACTTCTTGGGTTAGGTGTATCGAGAAAAGCCCACATAAGTTCTGCATTTACTACAACTGGTTTTATATTAGTCATGTATTTCCTTTTAGTGTGTTGATGCCCAATTAGTACCTATTTTATACTCGCCATCAAGGGGACACCGTAGCTTGAAAGCAAGTCCTGCTTCCTGAATTGCCTGTATGCCTAACTGACCTACAGATTCAGAGAACTCTTTTGTCGTTTCTATCTGCCATTCATCATGAACATTAGCTACAAACGAGCCGTGTATTCTACCACATTTTAACTTATTTGTCAATAGAACTAAGGCTTTTTTCATAACTATTGCACCAGCTCCTTGAAGTAAAGTATTGAGTGCAGCATGTTTAGACCTAACAATTAAACGTCTACCATCCAGACCAGGTAGCCAACCTTGAGCAGAAATACGATCTACTTTGCTTCTTAGATTTTTTAAAGATGGTGTGTTAGCAAGAAAGCTATCAATTAACTTCTTACCTTCTTTCTCACCACCTCCAACTATCTTACCTATCTTGGATGGACCAGCCCCATACAAGAAAGCATATATAAAAGTTTTAGCCTGATCTCTGTTGGTTAGACCAGCAGCTTTCATATTGGCTGTGTGAATATCACCACTCAATATCTCTTTGGTGTACTCATCATCTCGCATGAAATGCGCTAACATTCTCAATTCTAACCCAGAAGCATCCACCCCACATAGTACATTACCGTCCTCTACCGTCCACACAGATCTACACTCTTTACCGTAAGGACTAGACACACTAGGTACTTGTGCCATGTTAGGTTTACTATGGGTCATTCTTCCCGTAATTGCTCCATTGGTGATGACTGAACCGTGAACCCGTGAGGAGTTATCCGCATAGTCAATCCATTTTTCAGCTTGAGTAATCCGTTTTTGTAAGAGTAAGTATTCCTCGAATAACCTAGCTTCAGGTCTGTCAATAGTTGCCAGTACGCTCTCATCAATTATCACCGTTCCTTTATCTGTGTATTTATTAGGCTTCCAACCAAGAGCCATAAGTCGTTCTGATATTTGCTTACGGCTACCTGGATTGAAAACTTCAATTTTATCTTTAAGACGTTTACCTGTCTTTTCACTAACACGCTCAGTTACAATAGGTCTGAAAACTTCTTGTAATCCTTCCTCAATTTCTGCCAGTCTTTTCCTCCAGCTAACAAGAAGGGTAAGCGTCTCTTTAACATCGAGCTTGAAACCATTTTCTTCTTGCTGTCGAACACAGACAGCAGCCTTGTGCTCAAGATCAACTGACTCACCCCAATCCAGTAAACTTTCAGTAAGACGCTCGTATAATCTTGCAGTGACTTCCACATCTTGTATACAGTATTTAACCATCTCATCTGAAAGCCCTCCATCGAAGTCGTTGAACTCGTCTTTGTGGTTTCCTAACTTTAGCCCCCATGCTTTTAGCGAGTGTCCTCCTTCGACTACTGGGTTTAGTAGCCTTGACATTACTAATGTATCTTGCAACTGGTTTGAGTCTATAATCAAGTTCCAATGCTTCTTTAATACTGGTGCATCGAACCCGATGATGTTGTGACCAATCAAGATATCTGTGGGTTTTAGATACTCTTGTAACTCGCTTGCTTCCGTCCATACGTTTACCTCCTGGTTAGTTAAATCTTTAGTTACAGCACACCAAATCTGACTAGCTGTGCTATCGGTTTCAACGTCAATAATTATTTTTCTCATAAAGCGTTATCCTCCTCTTCATCTAAACGCTGGACCATTCTACCATACTTTAGATCATAAAGCAAGCGTCCAGCAGGACCAACTTGACCAGAGTAACGATTCTTTAATACTCTAACCGTTGTAGTGTTTCGCTCGATAGGATCAGGATCTTGACTAGAACGCTCTAAACCGATTACAACATCCGATAATTGAGCGATAGATCCAGAACCTCTAAGAGCAGAGATAGATACTTGAGCACCGTCCTCAAAACCCTTACCATCAGGACGTTTCAAGTGACTGACCAAGAAAAGACAAATACCTGTTTCCTGAGTTAACATTCGCAGTTTTGTCATAATCTCGTCAATAGCTTTTCGTTCATCGTTGTTAGATTGCGCTGAAACCAGTATGGATACGTGATCAAGACAGATGTACTTGCAATTAAGAGCTCTGGCAAAAAAACGAACGTTATTAATAATAGAATCAATGTCATTAGATCCAAAATGATCGTAGAAATAAATCCTATCGTCTTTAAGCATAGTGCTGTAAGCAGTTTCAAGTTCCTCCTGAGTAACCTCAGTTCCTGGTATGTGAATGGGTTTGTTTAGTTCAAGTGACATCAAGGATCTTGCAGTTCTATCTGTGCTTTCCTCAAGAAACATGATACCAATATTGTCAGTAGTTTGGTTGAAGATACTGTAGATCAGTTCTCTTACAAACTGTGACTTGCCTAATCCAGACCCAGCAGTAATGGTAACTAACTCAGTATCTCTTATACCTAAGGTTAGGTCATCTAACTTGGAGAACGGATAACGTACTTTAGATTCTTCTGGAAGAGTAAGTACCTGTTCTTTCAGAGATGAACCACTGACAATACCTGCTGGAACATAACGCTCTGCTGCCCACCAGCAATCCATAAACAAACGACCATCGTTGTTAGCAAGATAATCACAAGCATCTTTGTAATCGTTGTTAGGTCTAAATACCTTAACTTTAGATCCTAAGACTTGAGTGATAGCTTCTGTTGCTGCCCTGCCCTGGTCATCATTATCCATAAAGACAACTATGTTCTCAAAGCTATCTAACCACTTGTAGTGTGATCTAACATCTGTTGCTGCTGAAGCTGCTCCATTTCTAATTGACAACACTGGAAATTTAGAGCCCAGCATCATATAGGCAGCAAGACAGTCAAATTCGCCTTCACAAACAGTTACATATTTACCACCCTTGTTAAATAAATTCTGACCAAACATCTGCGCTTCTTTCCAATTGCCTGTCGTACTAAACTTCTTATCGTGGATACTGCGTTTCTTGTATGCCACAACTTTGCCATTTTTGTCAGCGTAAGGAAACCAGTAGTTGTTACCGTCAATCTTAACGCCGAAATGTTCCATCGTAGCTCTGGTAATACCTCTTTCAGATACAGACTGAAACACTGCATCATCGTTAGGATGCTGCAGAGGCTTACCACCAACATCTTTTATATTACTGGATACTAACGTCATGTTTCTCCTTTGAGTTGAGTGAGTAGCTCCTGAGTCATTCCTATGAACAGAATCACAAGCATAACACTTGGTTCCCCAGTCATAAGCAGTCAAAGCGTCTGAGCTGCCACAGTCTGGACATGGTTGATGTGATTTTATTTGAATACCCATTGACAAATCCTTTAAAATATGTTACCCTAACTATTTAGTTTTATATATAATTATATATAATAATATATTATTATTACTAATTAATACTATTTAGAGAGCTTCTTTCCATTTCTCTTTCTTTCATTAGACTCCACATTGTCATCATAACAAACTGTGGAGAATAGATATCGAGAAGGTCTAAAAACTCAGAAATAGTCATGTAAAAATGCGACTCCTCCTCACTGTCCTCAAACTGCCCAGCATCATGTCCATCAGCATCGTAAAATTCATCATCCATTTGATTCTCCTATTGATCGTAGTAAATATCGTTAATACCTAAAGACTTGTAATCATCTTCATTTAGTTGCTCAAAGTCAAGACCAGGTTTCTCATCTTCAATGTGCATAAGATCTGGTCTATCAATAGTCAGAACATCTCCCTGAAAACACTGATTACATATTTCAACATACTCACCAGTTTCTGCTACCTTCCTGGTCGATTCCCAATCAGTTAACGTCTCATTACAAGATTTACATCTCATTATCCTT